CGGCCGAGTTTGGTGCCTGAGTTGTCATTGCAGGACGGGATTGAGGCGGCGCGCTTGGTGTTGCAGAAATGCTACTTCGATGAGAGCGCCACGTATGACGGCCTGGATCATTTGCGGGCGTACATGCGGGAGTGGGATGACAAGACCCAGACGTTCAGGAACCGGCCCAAGCATGACCAACACAGTCACGCTGCGGACGGGTTTCGCTACTTTGCTCTTGCTGCGCGCCCAGTGGTGTCGAAATCTCACCGCGGCAATACAATCGCCTCAACCGCCCCCAAGGCGCAAGGCGCCAGCTACCAGTTTTCGCTTGACGACATCTGGGACACCGGCCCGCAACCCACAGCGAGGATCGGATGATCGAGCAACAGGAAAAGATCACAAGTACCAGCGATTTTGCTGACACGCCCGCGGGCTTGCAGCAGCGTTGGGGCACTGAGATTGAGGCGTCCCAGAAGGAGCTGGAGAAGTTCCAGAAGCAAGGCGAGCGCATCACCAAGCGGTACTTGGATGAGCGTGACTCCTGGGGCAAGGACGACAGCAAGGTCAACCTTTTCTGGTCGACCATGAAGGTCATGTTGTCGATGTTGTACGCCCGCCCGCCCAAGGCTGACGTCAGTCGGGCGTTCTTGGACGTTGAAGACGACCAAGCACGGGTGGCGGGAATCATCCTGCAGCGCATCCTCAACCGTGGCTTTGAGGAAGACATCTCACAGTGGGATGACGCAGTCCGCCAAGGCATTGAGGACTGGCTGATTGTGGGCATGGGTCAGATCTGGCTGCGTTACGACGTCGAGATTGAGCAGGAGGAAGTGCCTGCCACGCTGGACGAGTTTGGCAACGAGATGGTGCCAGCCTACACGCAGGAGAGGATTGTCGAAGAGGACGCGCCGGTGGATTACATCCATTGGCAGGACTTCTTCTGGTCGCCAGCACGCACTTGGAATGAGGTCCGGTGGGTGGCGCGGCGCGTCTACATGACCAAAGACCAGCTGGAGGCGCGTTTTGGCAAGGAGATTGCCGACAGTGTGCCGATTCAGGTCGTCAAGGCTACCGACCAAAACAACCTGCCTCAGTACGACGTCTGGAACAAGGCGCAGGTTTTCGAGATCTGGTGCAAGGAGCAGAAGAAAGTCTACTGGTATGCCCAGGGCGCGCTGACGATTTTGGATGTCAAGGACGATCCGTTGGACTTGGAAGGGTTTTTCCCGTGCCCGCGGCCACTGATGGCCAACGTGACGAGCTCCAACCTGATGCCTCGGGCTGACTACATCTTCGCCCAAGACCAATTTAACGAGCTTGATGAGATCAACACCCGGATCACTTGGCTGACGCGTGCGGCCAAGGTGGTGGGTGTGTATGACCGTGGGGCTGACGGCATCCAGCGCATGTTCAACCAAGGCAGCGAGAACCAGCTGATCCCTGTGGACAACTGGGCGATGTTTGCTGAAGGCGGCGGCATCAAGGGCAAGGTGGACTGGGCACCGATTGACCAGGTGGTCAACGCGATCAACAACCTGCGGGTCTACCGCCAGGACAAAGTCCAGCAGATTTACGAGATTTTGGGCGTCAGCGACATCATGCGCGGCAGCTCCAGGGCTTCCGAGACGGCCACGGCGCAGCAGATCAAGGCGCAATTCGGCAGCACGCGTGTGCAGCTGATGCAGTTCTACATCGCGCAGTGGATCTCTGAGGCGTTGCGCATCAAGGCCGAGATCATCTGCAAGCACTGGCAGCCGCAGACCATGGTGGCGCGCTCCAACATTGACCGCACCCCTGATGCTCAGATGGCGCCAGCGGCATTGCAGCTGCTCAAGGACGAGCATGTGGCGCAATACCGCATCAATGTCGAGGCTGACTCGATGGCCGCACTTGATTGGGCGGCCGAGCGTGATGCTGCCGTGCAGTTCATGCAGGGCTTGGGAGCGTTCATTTCTCAGGTGGCCCCGATGGCGCAAAGCGTGCCTGGTGCTGCGCCCTATTTGCTGCGTCTGCTGCAGTGGAGCGTGAGCAAGTTCCGGGTGAGCACCGAGATCGAAGGCGTTTTGGATCAGGCTATCACGCAGCTGGCACAACAAGGCATACAGCCGCCCCAACCGTCCCCAATCCAGCAGGCTGAAGTGGCCGAGAAGCAGGCGGGAGCGAAGGAGCGCATGGCCAAGGCCGCCAACACGGAGATGGATGCGCGCATGAAGGCCATCCAGATGGCCACGATGCAGCCCAACCCGATGTTGCCGCCAGCTGCCGGCTCAATGCCTGGAATGCAGTGAGGTTGATATGTCGATGAATGCTGGCGAATTTGTGGGCCTGTTGTTCCTGGCGCGCGATCTTGCGCACAAGGCGCATCTAAAGGCCAAGGGCGAAGGCAGCTATGCCAAGCATGTGGCTTTGGGTGAGTTCTATTCGGAAATCATTTCGTTGGCCGACAAGTTCACTGAGCGCTACCAAGGCCGGTTTGCCGAGCTGCTTGAGGTGCCGTTGCTGGACAACGAGTACGAGGGCGACATCAAAGAGGTGTTGCGTCAACAGATGGAGTACATCGATGAGTGCCGTGATGAGATGGTTGCGCGCAAGTATTCAAGCCTGCACAACGTCATTGACGAGATTGTGGGTCAGTACGAAGAAACGCTTTACAAGCTCCAATTCCTGAAGTGAGGAAGTGATGCCAAGTCATTCAGCCAAGCAGGCCCGATTTATGGCCGCGGTTGCCCACGATCCAAAGTTTGCCGCCAAGGCTGGCGTGCCGCAGAAAGTTGGGCAGGAGTACAACCAGGCCGACAAAGGCACGCCGATGCTCAAGCAGGCAATGCAAGTGCAGGCCTTGCGTCAGCGTAACGCTGGAGCGGTGTGATGGACCAAACCTACCTTGAACCAACACCAGTGCGCAGGCCCTGGGCATCAAGTCTTGCTGATGCATTGCGTGCGGCGCGTGAATTTGGCAACAAGGTAGCAGTCCCAGAAAGCGCGCCGCTTGTTGGCGGGATCAAGTTGGGCGACATGATTTTAGGTCGCTCGCCTGAGGGTGCTGAACGTCTTGCCTACGGCGAGCGCATGACCTCAGGTCAGGGGCAAACACTTCAGATCAGGCCAGAAACGCTTGATTTGGCCATGTTGATGCCAGTGCCTAGTGGCGGCCCCACAAGCCTTGCAGCTCGAGCTGGTGACAAGGCCAGCGCGACGATTGGTGCGCTGCGCCGGAACATCAAGAATTTGAACCGCGCCAAAGTGGACGCGATTGTTCCTGAGGCTGAGGCAGACATCGCTCGGTCTTTCAAGGCTGACCCACGCCTCAAGGGCAGTGGCACCGTTCCGCGCAGCGAAGTAGAAACCGCGCTGGAAAACCGGGCCCGCTACCGTGAAGAGCCCCAAACACTGCCAAAGAGTCCAACAGAAATGACGGACAAGGACTGGCTGGAGTTTGGTGCCAAGCACGGTGTCGACATGAGTCAAACGCCGATGCAATCGCTAGGCATTTCTGACCTGACGACACGCAAAGAAATCATGGTGCCTGGTGGCCTTGAAGGCAAGTTCACCATTCCTGACCTGTTTCGCATCAAAGCCAACAATTTTGATCCCAACGCATTGCCTCAGGACGTTCACAACGCACTGATGCAAAAGTTTTTGCGCACCTATGAACGCAAGGGTCCACATGACCCGGTTGACACGTTCAATGACCTCAACTTTGCGCTGTTATCACCCAATGCTCCGCTGACGCCCAACGAGTTCTTGGCCCAGCGTTTCCGCGTGCGCAATCCTGAAGAGTTGGACCAGCTGGCCAAACGTGTTGGTGAGCCTGGCCTGGCTGCCGCGATGGATGCTGAATCCGGTGTTGGTGCTGCGTCTCGAGGTGGCTTGGGCGTCAAAGGCACTGCAGCCATTGAGCATCAGGCCAGGCTTGCGCAATTGTTGCGCGACAACCCAGAAATGTTCAGGCCCCAGGGTGATGAGACGTTGCGCGAAGTGGGTTGGCGAGTGATGAACCAGGTGCCCGGTTTGTCAGTCAAGACCGCGTCGCTTGGTGTCCCTTGGACAGATTTGGCCAAGGCAAACACCAGCGCTGTGGATCTGCACATGATTCGCAACAACTACCCGCGCCTGATGCAGGAGGACCCAGAGTTTGCGGCCCGCGTGCAAGGTCTGCTTGAAAGCAAGGGTCGCAAGAATCCGATGAGTGAAGAAGAGGCAGCAATCAGCGTCATCTCTTCACACCCTGAATGGAAGTACCGCATGAAGGGTGGCGAGCTCAATCCGAATGTGCCGCCAGAGCTGATGCCTGAGAAGTTGGCTTATGAGCCTGAGAAGTTTACGGTGGCTTCACCGTACTACCGGCGCGTTATGGATTACGTTGATGAGTCTCGCGGCGCCAATCCAGCCATCGAATTGTTCCCTGAACAGTGGCGTTTGTGGGACCGTTATCGCGGGCGAATTGAGCCCCATGAAATGGCGCACCCAGATTGGCGCAAGTTGCCTCGGCAATCTTTCAACGAGCTCCAAGATGCCCTGACTGCGCACAAAGAATTGGGCTACACCGGCACAGCTCCGATCAAAGAAGGTGGCGACTGGCGTCGGTTGTATTACGGATTTACGGGAAATGAGGCCCCAGACGTGGGCAAGGTGTTGGAGAGAGAAATCAAGAACGCCACCGTGAATGCATTGCGCAAGAAGTCGCAAAGAGATGAGGACAAGGACCAATGACCCGCCGCCGCTTCATTCAAAGCAAAGAACCCCCCTACGAAATGATCGAGGTCACTGACGATGACCGGCAGCCTTTGCGTGCTGATGCGGGCGTCCTGTGGGGGGATCGACATTACGACGGGGTGAGAGCTCCTGATGGC